ACGGTTCCCACCCTACGTCGTTAACCCTGTGCGCCATGTAATGAAGAGGCACGTTACGATACACCGCTCCGCACTCCAACATGACGTGACATCCCCACGTTCTGCCGGGATGACTGACCAGACCAAACCACGTCACACGCTCCCAATCATCGTTGCCAAAAACGTTTGGTTCTACGTAGCAATATGTATGTCGGGGTAGCGGCCCCGCACCTGAGTAAATCATTTTGCCACCACCTCATTTAACTTGGGTTTACCCGCACTTTGTAGCCACCCTTTAGGGGTCAGGGTATACCCTGCGGCTTTCAACTCATCTTCAGTGCGGCACCGACCACCTATCAGGCGATGCAGCCTTATGGATTCAGGACTGGCAAACAAATGCCAGCACTCGTTACACCTTCTTTCGCGTTTTTGCTTCACTCTTTGACTCCACTTCCATCCGACTTCTGTACCCTGCATCCCACGCAAACTCCCAAGCGATGCACCACAGTTCGTAGTAGCACCCGCCCATCGGGAACCTAAATCCGTGTTCGTCCTTTGGGAACCCGTGGTCTCTCAGGTTTTTACCCTGTCTACTTCTAATGAGTTTGCCCCACGCCTTCTCCCGGTCAGGATCGGCTATCGGGTAATCAACGCGGTCAGCGACGGACTTTGCTTTGAGCCTTACTGCCTTTGCCATTTTCCAACTCCCTCACTCGTTTACGTAGATAAACAATCTCGTCATGGCATGCCCAAAGGACGCTGCCAACGGTCAAGAACTTGAACTCAGTCGTGGTCCCGGAGTTGTTGATCTCGCCCGGTAACTCACGGATCAAGTCAAGGATGTCTTCTTCAGTTCCCACTGTCTTCCCCTATCACAAATATCGGCGTGTACTCACCGACATACGATCCGACCACGTTGAACTCCATCCACTCGATAGCCTCTTCGTGCGTCATCTCTTGATCATGGATGAGTATCTCCACGCACTTGTTGTAGTCGTACACGGCGATCAGTTTGGTGTGTTGCCACCCAAGACCGATCAGGGCTTTCTCAAACCCATCAGCGTACAACGTGTTTGGATCAAGCGGTTCTTCGTCGTGGGTCATGTTCAATCCTCCAACGGGTCACTAAACTTCTTCTTGCGCTTTGGTATAGGCGGTGGTTCTTTGTCCCGGTACAACCAGATCAGAAGAATGGATATGGACAGTACTACAGCCCCGACCAAAATCAAATCCCAGACAACCGCCAGTATGGATAAGGATGCGTTGTCGATCATGCCATCTCCTCCAGTTCTCCAAACCACGTTCGAGTCAGGGACCACCGCAGGGCAACAGGCGCCGACTCGCCAGACCTGCTCCCGGCAACGGACTGGCCACAATGGCCGCAGGTCACGCGCCAGTCAGCCCCGACCTTCGCGCTGATCTTCTCGGAATTGCCCGCGAAGTCTTGCAGGAAGAAGCGGTGCTGACAGCAGCTCACGACATCACCTCCACGATCAGGATACAGAACAGCAGCACGACCGACGACACGATGAGCGCATCGCGCAGCAGCCGAAAGAAGGCGTCGAAGTCAGGCGGCTTTTCCATCGCTCCCCCTCGCACGGATGGCGTTACCGATACACAACCCGTAATTCGTCTTGGGATGGTCGGCGTCCCACGCTTCGGCAACTTGCGCACACGCCTCCCGCTCGGCTGCTACGGCAAGGGCGGCAAAGCGTTCTAGCCGTTCTTCAATCGTTGTTGTGCTTGTCTCGGGCCAGTTAAAGCCAGCCTCCCGCGCCATCTGGATGATGTCCTCGCGTGTCATTTCCTATGCACTCCATTCCAACATTTAATCAACTGGTCTTGTGCGTTAAGCAGGTTCCAGAAATCAGCAACTAGGGATAGTTCCATTCCACAATGCTCGTCTTTGTCTTTAGTGCATTCTATGAAAAGTGTCTGCCAGTCTTTGCCGTAGCACTCAATAGCGCCAGTAGCATCTAAACGAGCAGATGAGCCACACATTGGACAAGGTAAAATTTCCTCGCGTGTCATGTCTTGTCCTCCTTCCCGATCCCGTGGAACCGCTCGGCGGCGCGGAAGCCTACCTCAAAGTCATGCCACCGTGCGTCGATGAAGAGGCCTATGTACTCCTCGTCTATCTGCTCTACCGTCGCAGGCTCCGGCTTGGCTGCTGCGGGTGGGGCGGCGCGATGTGTCTCCCACGACCTCCGCGCCAGAGAGTCCGCGAAAGTCTCCTTTTCCTCCGCGAGCGCGGCGATGCGCCTGCCGTCAGCCAACCCGGCGTCATAACCCGCGAGGAAGTCGGGGCGCGCCTTCTGCGGCTGCTCCGGCTCCGCAAGCGCGGCCTTTGCGACATATTCCGCATACCGATAACGCGCATAACTATCCCCGGCTTTAATTGACTGATTCACGGATCTATTCCAGAGCGTGTCCAGTTCCTCGCGTGTCATTTGTCCTCCTTCCTGATGCCGTGGAACCGCTCGGCGGCTTTCCATGTGCGAGCAAATTCCTCAAACCACGGCGCACCAATCGTGGTTCCGTGCGCTGTAATAATCTGCTTCATCGTCGCAGGCTTTTTCTTGGCGTCCGGCTCCGCAAGCGCGGCGTCGAGGGCGGCGTCAATAGCCTCATCAAGCGCTTGCCCGTCCGAAAGGTTTGTCCAATCGCCAGACTCGCGGATGTTGTTACGCTTCCAAACGACCTGCGCCAACGGCGTATGCGGCCCTTGAACCTCGCCGCGCAGCCACCGATACCGCTCCGCGTCGCGGCGCAGAACATTCTGCTCCGGCTCCGCAAGCGCGGCGTCGAGGGCTACGAGGGCTTCCTCCGTGTTCTGCTTGCAGGTTTGAAGTGCGGATTCTGGCCATGCCCACAGCCCGTGATTCGCCCAACCGCTAAGCGCACTTCGCGCTTGCTCGGCGGCGCGGCGCAGGGTGATGTTGTCTGTCATGGCATGTTCCTCCTAGATCGTGCCGCAGCGAATCCGCAAGCAAACCCAACAAGGTATGCAACAAGCATTGCGAACAGCCAAATGATGTTGTCGCTCACGGCTTCACCTCCTTGATGCGCTGCTCAAACAGTCGCCACACCATCTCCTGAAACAGCGTCTCGTCTTTGGTCAGATTGAACGCGTTGAACAGGTGCTTGTCGGTCATGTCGCAGATGCGAACCGCGCCCCGTGCTTTTGGATTGGCTTTCGGGTAATACGCATCTTTGGTAAGCCACTCCCGTTTCCTAACCGTTTTGAAAGGGTTGGGGTCGTCTGCGTCCCATTCGTCGTAGATATCCAAGTCGTCCGTCATGTCGCTCACGGCTTCACCTCCTCTGCTTTAGCAACGACTACGCGGGCGGCTTGTTGTGCCTCCCACTCCTCAAACTCGCTTTGGGTAGCCAAAATCGCCTTCAACGCCTCCAACAGTTCCGCGTTCACCGCATGCAGGCGGCGCAGTTCGGCATTTGAATCTGTAAGTTCGCGTTCAATCGTGCGGGCGTATTTCAGCCACGCATAAACGCCCGGCCCCCTAGCCCTCTCGTAAAAAAACTCGTCTGTCCTCGGTGTGTCGCTCACGGCTTCACCTCCCGCAGCGCGTCAATGGCTTCCTGCGCGTCGCGGTCAGCCGCGGTATCCACCGCCGCCGCCGCCGCCGACAACGCCGCCCACGCCGCCGCCGACCCTATGGGCGTTGCATCGTAAGCCTTCGCCGTCGCAGCCCATGTCCGTTCCTTGCACATGACGCGCCATGAGTCACCGTGGCCGTCAGCAATGGCCTTCGGCTGATACGCCTCCAGCGCCGCCCACATTTCGTCCAACTTGCTCATCGCTGCCTCTCCATCCGTTCCATCTCGCTACTCAAGGCTTCCAAGTCAGCGCGAAGTCCTTCCAACTCCTTGGCGTACTTGTAGCACCGCTCACGCAGTTGCCGGATCTCCCGGCGGTACTCATCTGGAGTGTGTGCCAGTTTGTCCCACTCGTCGTCGAACAGGTCAGGTTGATATTGAATGGTCATGGCTACGCTCCTGATGCCAATTTGACTGCGTACAGCGCAAAGACGATGAACGCGGCAATGGTCACGGTAAACGCAATCCCCAAAAAAGTCGTGGTGCTAATTTCGTCTCCCAGTCGCTGCGTCATGTCACGCAGTTCAAGGTCTTTACGAAAGAGCAAATCTTTGAGGTGGCCGTTTTCTTGCACAAGGTCCCGTATCTGTTTGTTGAGCCGGTCCTTTGAAAACTCCATAGTTTTATCGTTCACCAGTATTCCCTCCCAGATCTTGCACAGCGCCAGTTGGGAGGGGGGACTCGCCCCCACTCCCGTGTGACATTAAATTTGCGCTGTAGCCACCATCGTTTGATAGCGCAGATCATTCTCTCAATGCCTCCATGATCTTGTCTCCAATCGCCATTACTGCAACCTTTTCGGCATCGGACAATTGATCAAAAAGTTTTGTGGCGGGTTCAACCATACGCTTACTAAAGACCGCCGCACTCATAAAGAAAGCCGTAACCATCACGGTCTCTGAAGAAGTCACAGGCGGGAACTTTGCTTTCCTTGTGCTGCGCTTCTTGGTCTTGGTCTTGGTCTTGGTCTTGGTTTTCATGCGTCCTTCCTTGCGTCAATCTCGCGCTTCAGGTACCACGCGGCCTTCTCCAAGTCCTGCACAGGGTCGGAGTCCTTCTTACCTGCGCGGCTGATGTACTTCACGACATTGCCCAAGCGGTAGTTCAAATCTTTGGACTCGATGAAGTCGATAACTTCGATACCACCGGCCTTGTAGTGCTCGGGGTGATTCACGGGGTCGGTCTTGTGTGCGTCGAGCAGTTTCAACGCCTTATCCAAGTGCATTGGCTGAATGATGAGCTTCGGCGGATTACGCTTTGCTTCAAACTTCGCTGCCTTATTCAGCGGCGACAGACGCTCATCTGCCTTTTTCGCGTCCTTCCAACGCACCGTGTAGACGCGGTTCTTGTTGATGCCAAGTTGCTTAGCGATGTACTCGGGACTCGCGCCGTTTGCCAGAAAACGGCGAATCTTTGCTTCAGTAGTCATGTCTCTAACTCCTTGCGTAGGGTCTCTACGTTTGCTTCGTGGATGATTAAACTAATGCCCCCTGCGCCACGAATATCCGCAAGGTGCTTTTCCTGTAATGCGGTGGTCTTTCCACCGTTCGCTTTACACTCTATCGCATAAAATCTGCCGCGTAAACAAACCAAAAAATCAGGGACGCCGCTATTGCCGTAGCCCCCGGTCACTGGCATCGCATAGTACGCGCCGAGATCAAGCAGTATCTTCTTTACCTTCGCCTTGACCTTGCTCTCTGGAGTCATGTTCCCTCATGTAGCGTAGCGTATTAAGTAATACGCTGTACTTAACCATGAGATGTCCCGCCGCGCAACTCTTCGATTACTTCGTCTGACAACACCAAGACGTACTCGGTGTCCGACATCATCCACCCAATATCCCTACACTCCTCGGGGTACCAAATGGGGCACTTAAAAAAATTATCGCCATGAAAAGTAGACCGATGCCAATCTTTCGTGATGTCAACTAACGGCGTCCAGTCCCAAGCATGCACCATTGCTAATTGCAATCTTAAACAATCAGGCAACGCATCTAACGCAAAGATCCTCGCCATGTTGTCGCCAACACCTATGCGAAGATACCCCTCCTCTACACTGGCAGCCACTTTCATGAATCACCTTGGCAAAATAAGCGTGTTACCACTCTTAGCCGAACTCAAGTCAAACCACCACGCATCACGCGAGTCTGGGATAAGGGACTCAGAATTTCGATGCGCTTTCAGCAACATCAGACGGTAGTCCAACTCACGTCGGTACTCCTCCGGTATAGCCTCATAACTCGGGTACCACGTGGGGTTCAAGGTGTAAGTTGCATAATTGTGGTCAGTATAACTAGGCAACTTGCTGCCACTCTTATACGCATCAAGTGCTGTGTTCACGCCCTCGGTGCTGATTGCGCTTAGCACTACTTCGCCGTGAGGTCTAATTGATAGCGCCCACATACCGCTCTCAAACAGCTTCTTGAACTCGTCGATAGTTTTATCAAACTTAACGCTTGATGCTTCATAGGCAGAATAGGAAGTATCGAAGTCCTGACGCAGGTGTGCGGGCATTTGCAGCATAGTCGTTTTGCCCATAACAACATCTGCAAGGAACGAGGCAATTACGTTATCCGTTTCAAAGCAGGGGCGTTGCATCAAGCCGCGCCCAAACATTTTGTCAACGCCTGAATCAACCATCCCTCGCAGCCTTTGCGAAAATAAGTTTTCTGCGAGATTGACTGCTTCCAGCAGACCCGCAAAGGCAGCATGATTTGAGCCTTTGGCCAACTTAGAACGTAAGTAATTAGGGTTTTTGGAACGCAAAAAGGTGGTATAAAACAGATCCTCATCTGGTGACATCGAGGTAGTGAACATGAACTCACCGTCCGCACGTGTCAATTTACAAACTGTGAAACCTGACGGCGTGACCATTTTTACGGAAGTCAAACTTTTAACGTCCCCCACCACTACGCGCTTATCAGTGGAGTTGTATATTGCCGCCGCAATTGGGAAAAAATTTGAACTAATGAACGTTCGACGTTCTTGCGGGGTGCTCTGTGCAAGCAAGAACATATCATCAAGATTGAAAGAACTCTTTACTTTACCCACTTTTGTATCTCCTATCGTTTGTTAACGTCAGTACCGTCGAGCCATACCTCGCACTTGCTGCCCCATGCGGAGTCGGAGCCGCGCTCAGTCTTGAACTCGGTACGCTTGGCATACGCATGCCACTCCTTGCCTGTCATACGCAGTTGCCTGTCGGTGTTGTAGTCCCACCCGTACAACTTGGTGCGTGGTGGAAGGCATATGGTTTTCATGTCACTCCCTCGCCTCTTTTTCTTTATGTTCCATCCAAGCCAAAAGCATTTCTTTGGCCTCCTGTCGGCTCGCTCCAAAACGCGCCTGTAGATAGGGAGCAGCACCGTACATATTAGTTACCGCCGATTCGCGTAGGCGTTCAAGGTACTCAAAGGCTTCTTCCTTGTTCATCACTTCCTCCCCTCGACCTTGTCGATCGTGTTTTTCACGGTGGCCAGAATCATCCCGTTGTCATAGACTTCGGTGTCGATGACGCTCGTATAGGTTCTGCTGTTGTCGGTCATACAAATCTCCCAATCAAAAAGCCCACGAACAATCCGATGCAGAACCACTTGAACAGGCGGCTCGGTTCGGCGCTGATGTATTGGTCACATTCACCAAGCAAATCGTTAGCCGTCTTCAGGGAATTCAACAACGCTGTCTCTCTGTCGGTCATTGCTCGTCCTCCTCCAATCCGATGAAGATGTTGCTTTTTCAAGTGCGCTGTTCGCAGCGTCAAACTCATTTTTTGCTTTCAACCATATGGCTTGCGCTTGCTGATACTTCCGGTAGGTATAGTCTTCCTCCTTCCACGCAGCATCCACTGCTGCTATCAGTTGCGCGATAAGTTTTTCTCTGTCGGTCATGTTCAACCCTCCCTCAAGAAATACTCACAACCCTTGTCATCCTTGACCAATTCGTCCAATTCGTCTTGGTGCATCCCTTCCGTGTCGTAGTCCCAGATTTCAACATCGATGTCGTCCGGGCATTGGGTAATCTCTGGGATACCACGGTGAATCGTAATCACTACTCGTTTTCTCTCGTTCATGCTCGATCCTCCACGTTAATCAGACCACCCGAAGGCGGCTTGAAGTTGTTGTTACCCTTGACCAACCACAGGGTCGGTATGGGTGTCTGCCAGTTGATATTGTCCTCGACATATCCATCCGTGAACACGATCATGCAGTCGGCGCTCAATCCCTTGCTCACAACATAATCGCTGACGCAACCAACACGGGTACCGCCTCCGCCCATAGGCTTGAGTAGGCCTTTCAGA